CTCCAAATTACTAAAGAAGGGTTATCTTCTGGTAACAATTTTCCTTTTTTAACTTTTGGAAATTTAGCAGATTCAAATTATGTAGGTTATGGTGCTACATTGAATAGTTCAACTGGTGGCTCACAAGATGGAAGTCCGTTAATTCAAAGGTCAATTAGTGGTACTGTTACACCAGTATGGGAATTTAAAAACGGTTTAAGAATTGAATATTCTAAAACAATAGCTACAACTGCAACATCATTTTTTACATTAAACACAAACTCAACCAATGGCGGTTCAATTAAAGTTACTGCTATTGGAGCAGACACAAGTGGTAATTCATTTTCAGTTTATAAAGAAGCGGTGTATTCTAATAATTTTGGAACTATGTTAATTTCAACTGGAAACGCATTAACAACAACTGGAACGACTGATTCTTTCACATTTACTTCTTCAGGTTCTTCATTAATTATTCAATTTGCTGTTGCTGGATCATCTGTGTCAACTGGAGTTAATTTTGTAATACAAGTTGATGGTACTTTTACTAACTATGTATTAAATTAAACAAGGATAAAAAATGACTGTATATTTATCATCTTTTGCTGGTGCTGGAGCACAATTTTTTGATAATAATGGTGTTCCTTTGGCTGGAGGATTTATTTATACTTATTTGGCAGGCACAACAACTCCACAAGCAACTTACACTTCAAATAGTGGGTCAATAGCTCAAGCAAATCCTATTGTTTTAGATTCTAGTGGTAGAGTTCCTAGCGGAGAAATTTGGTTAAATCAACTTGTATTGTATAAATTTGTACTTCAAACATCTGCTGGAGTAACAATAGGTACTTATGACAATATAAGTAGTATTGCAGGGTCAATTCCAGTAATTTCAGATTTTACAGGCACAGGAAGCCAAACAACCTTTACACTTTCATTATCACCAGTAGGATTAAATACAACTAATGTTTTTATAAATGGTGTCTATCAAAATAAAAATTCATATTCTATTTCTGGCACAACATTAACATTTACTCAAGCCCCGCCTGTTACTTCTTTAATTGAAGTAAGTTATGCTTAAAGGTTAAAAATGACTACACCAAATGATATTATTAGCAGAGCATTAAAAGACATTGGCGCATTGGAGGCTGGAGAAGTCCCAACAGCTGATGCGGCACAAGACGCTTTTAATATGTTATTAAACATGCTTGACCAATGGTCAAATGAAGAAATGATGGTGTACTATCAGTCTGAAATAATTTGGACTCTTACGTCAGGTCAAACTCAATACACTATTGGACCAGGAGGAGAAATAGGTGCTGTGTTTACTGGTTCTATATCAGGAACAACTTTAACTGTTACTTCAATCACTTCAGGGGCAATAAACCTGAATCAGACAATCAGCGGTACAGGTATAACAAATGGCACTAAGATTGTTGCTTTTGGTAGTGGAGCTGGGGGAAATATCAATGAAGCGGGAACATACCAACTCAATGTAAATTACCCAACAGGAGTGTCTTCAACAACAATCAACGCTTTTTATCCACGTCCATTAGCAATCAATTCGGGGTTTGTACGTATAGCTACCAATAGCAACGGTTATCCGATTGTGAATGGCGGTTTAGATTATCCTTTGACTGTTTTAGACTATGACAGCTATCAATTGATTGGTCTAAAAACGCTAAATGGACCATGGCCCAAAGCATTTTATTATCAGCCAACAGAAATTTTAGGTAACATTTTCGTATGGCCTAATCCAGCCCAAGGCGAAATGCATCTTTTTGCCGATACTTTGTTTTCTCAATATACCAATTTAACAGATACGATTACATTGCCACAAGGCTATAACATGGCTCTTGAATGGTGTTTGGCTGAATATTTAATGCCTTCATATGGCAAGGCTTCTCCAACACAAATACAAATGATTCAACAATTTGCGGCAAAAGGCAAATCTACGGTCAAACGTACAAATATGAAACCACCCAAAGTGTCTAGATATGATGAAGTCATTACTACATCACGTTCCAAAGATGCTGGGTGGATTTTGTCAGGCGGTTTCTTTAGATAAAGGAAAAGATATGATTTATTTATTTATTGTCTTTTGTTTGCTCCAATGTGCTGATATTTACACAACTTGGAAAGCCTTGTTTACAAATGTTGGACATGAGGCTAATCCAATTATGGCTTGGTTGTTTTCTGAAGTTGGATTAAAAGCAGGATTGGTGATTGCCAAAGTTATGATTTGTGCAATTATTTATTATTTTGTTACTCAAGATTGGTTATTAGCAATATTAGATATTGCTTATGCTGAGATTATTTGGAACAACTTTAAAGTATTAAAAAATGGCTGATTTTGGCTTTGTTGGTCCATCATATGAAGCGCCTAGTATTTACCAGGATGCTCAAGAATGTATCAATTTTTATCCTGAAATAGACCCTCTTAAACAACCAGGTGTAAGAGGTGTTGTTGCGCTATATCCAACTCCAGGTTTAACGCAAATTATTCAACCTGAAATTGGTCCAGTAAGGGCTATGAGGAATTTATCGGGTAATTCAATACTTTTGGTTGTAATAAATGCTTCTGTGTATAAAGTAACAACATCTTACACATACACGTTAATTGGCAATCTTAGAACTAGTACAGGTTTTGTATCTATATCAGACAATATTACTTCTAATAACGGTTTAACAGCATATATTGTAGATGGTCCAAATCGTTACACATGGATTGCCAAAAGTAATACGTTTGAAATTTTGCCGTCAACTGATGGACCATGGCAAGGCGCTTCAGTTGTAGACGTTTGCGACAATTACAACATTTATAACAACGTAGGAACTCAAAATTGGGCTTGTACAGACCTTGGATCAAGTTTATCGACAAATGCTTATTACGGTACAAAAGATGCCGCACCTGACCCTATTGTTACTTTAATTGCAAATCACAGACAAGTTTATTTACTAGGTCAACAAACAACTGAAGTTTGGGTTGATGTTGGAAATGTCGTAACAGGTATTATTTCATTTCCATTCCAGCGTATTCAAGGAACAATGATGCAACACGGTTGTGCGGCTATCGGTTCTGTTGCTCAATTTTCTGAAATGTTTATGTTCGTATCTAAAGACAACAGAGGTCAAGGAATTATTGGGGTTGTACAAGGATACACTTTTACAAGAATTTCTACTCACGCTGTTGAACAAACGTTATTGAATCAAACCATATCAGATGCTATTGCTTATACATATCAACTTGAAGGTCATGAATTTTATGTTGTAAATTTTCCTTCAGTCAATATAACTTGGGTTTATGATCTTGCTAGTCAAATGTGGCACAAATGGTTATCTTGGGATGGCACTCAATTTAATAGACATCGTTCTAATTGTGGTGCGTTTTTCAATAATTCTTATTTGGTGGGAGATTATGCTAACGGAATAATTTATTCTTTAGACAACAACAATTACACAGAAAACGGTTCAACTATTCGCAGAATCAGACGTGCGCCTCACATTACAAGCGATTTACAAAGACAATATTTTTCTGAGCTTCAAATTCAATTTCAGCCTGGAGTTGGTTTGGAAACAGGACAAGGTAAAAACCCACAAGCTATGTTGCGCTGGAGTAATGATGGTGGATCAACGTACTCTAACGAACATTGGGTAAGTATTGGGGCTGTTGGTAAATACAAAAACCGTGCTATTTGGAGACGTTTAGGTTGGTCAAGAGACAGAATTTTTGAAGTTGCAATAACAGACCCTGTTAAAGCAGTTATTGTTTCAGCAAATTTAAAAGCTGAAGTTGGGGAAAATTGATGGCAACACAACCAAATTCCAACATCAACATTCCACAAGGACAATTTCTTGATCAAACAACTGGAAGACCGTCTTTACCTTGGCTGTTGTGGTTACAAAATCCTAGTTTTATTCAAACTACAACTGGTCAACAAACAATAAACGGAAACGAATATATAAATGGCACTTTAAACGCAATAGGCGGCATCTCTGGAGGTGTATTTTGATGGAGCTTGTACTTACCCCCAGTAGCGAATTATCGTTTGATTCCGATGATTCTAAGCATCAATATGAAGTTTTGGAACAGTTAGCCAAAGTCCCAAACCGTCAAGAGATTGAACAATTACAGACTGAAATTGCGAAAATGGAACAACCAGTATTTGATACTGAACATTATTTCAGCGGTGGTATGTATTGCCGAAAATTGCCAAGAAAAGCTGGAACGTTGATTGTCGGGAAAGTACACAAAAAAGAACATTTTTTTATGTGTGCCAAAGGAGAGATTATTGCTTGGACAGAAAAAGGGATGCGTAAACTGAGTGCGGGCGATATAATTGAATGCAAAACAGGCACTAAACGTGTTACTTTAGCATTAACAGATGCCATTGGAATTACGGTACACATTACCGATAAAACCAATATTGATGAAATTGAAACAGACCTGGTTGAGCCTGATGAGTTGTCAATGTATGCCCCAGGAAACGTCTTGAAAACAAAAGTTTTAGGGAGTTAGTATGTCATTTATAACTGCGGCGGCAATCGTTGGAGGCACTTCATTAGCAGGCGCTTACATAGCAAGTCAAGCGTCAAAAAGTGCGGCTAGTACTGTTGCAAATTCAACTGCGGCTGGTCAGGAACAAATGCAAGCTAATTTGCAAGCATTGTCTCCAAATTACACGCCATATTTGCAAACTGGTGTAACAGGATTAGCTAATTTGAATGCGGCTATGCCGTCTTTGACACAAGCACCAGCACAATATAAACCTTTTACAGCACAAGATTTAAACGCTAATTTAGCGCCAAATTATCAGTTTATGTTACAGCAAGGTCTTGGAGCGCAGTCTCAAGCCATGAATGTAGGTGGGGGTGGTTCTAACATAAACACAGCTAATACAAAATTTGCTGAAGATTACGCTAGTAATGCATATCAAAATGCGTTAAACAATTACATGACACAGCAACAACAAGGGTTTAATCAACAGCAAACGTCTCAATCCAACATATTCAATAGACTTGCTTCTGTTGCTCAGATTGGTCAAAATGCTGTTAGCGGTCTTAGCAATTTGGCTACTGGTACGGCTACAAACGTTGCCCAGCTAGGAGTTGGTGGCGCACAAGCTACTGCGGCTGGTATTACAGGCTCGGCAAACGCAATTTCAAGCGGCATTCAAGGTGCTGGACAGGCTTACTCTAATGCTGTTACGTTACCCGCTATTTTGAACGCAATAGGATAAATTATGGCATCTTTTAATTTTGATACTTCAGCGATACAAGCCAAACCACCACAAGTTGAGCAAATGAAACTCAGCGATATGCTGAACATGGCTTCAAAAGGGTATGAGCTAAAGAAAATGAAAGAGCTGTACCCAGCTATGATTGAAAAAGCTAAAGCTGAATCTGAATCGGCTCAATCTAGCGCTTTAATGAAAGATATTGAAGCATCACAAGCAACAATTCGCAACAAAGAACAAATAAAGCTCAATGCGTTCATGCAAGACCCAAAAAATTACATGGACGAAAATGGCGACATAGATTTGACTAAAGCCAACAAAGCTATACCAATTATTGCGCCAATGACAGGAACAGATCATTTAAGTAAATTGTCTACACTTGCTCAAAACAATACTCTTGCTAAAGACGCTAAACTTAAATTTAGTCAAAACGAAAGAGAAATTGTTGCGTCTACTTATGGCGCATTGGGGCGTGCTAACGTAACAGACCCAAAAGAATATGCTAGTGCTTTAGACAATTTAGTTAAAGCATTTCCCGATAGTCCTTCAATGAAACAATACGCTGATGCGGCTAAAGGTAATTTGATGATGGTTGGAGATCATTCAAAATTACCCGCTGTTGCTATTGGTACGGCTAATCAGTTGCTTACATTGCCACAACAACAAACAGCATTTACTCCTACAACAAATGTTGCCACAGTTGGCGGTCAACAAGTGCCCGTCACAACAACACCTTCTGCTACTGGGGGCGCACCTCAAGTTAATGTTGGTCAATTTGGAGGAACAACACCACAAACAAAACCACCAGCTAGTGCGCCTGGAATGCCTAAAATTGTTAACGAAGACCCAAATCTTACATATAGTGGACCAGCACAACCGTTACAACTCAATCCAGTTCAAGAAGGTTTATTCAAAGCTGGTCAAGAAAACTTTAACAAATTACCCGCACTTCAACAACAGGCTCAAGAAGCTAAAGAATACGTGCGAGGCGCAACGAACGCTATTGATGCGGCTAAAGGTAGTACCCTTACTCAAAAACTGCAAGCGGGTGGCAAATATGTGTTTGAAAACCCAGAATTAGATCGTTTAACTAAAAACTTGGCTGGTGTGCTTGTTTCTAATGCAAACACAATGGGCTTGAATCGGTCTGATGCTTCTTTTGCCGATGCTGAAAAACTAAGCGGTAGTGCCAAAATATCGAATGAAGCACTTAAAGACATATTGCAAAGGGCGGATGCTCAAGCAAGTGCGGCTGATAAGTATGCTACTGCTGTTAAAAATTACCGTGAAAAGCGTGGCGAAATCAATGCTAGTATTCATGAAGGAAGATTCAAATCAGCATGGTCTAATGCTTATGATTCAAAAATATTCCAAATGGATAACATTGCAAATTCTAATTTGCCTGATGAAGAAAAAACAGCACGCATACAAGATTTGACTAAAAATATGTCGCCAAGCGCATACACAAAATTTGTAAATGATGCTAAAGTAATTCATCGTCTTGAGCAAGGAAAATACCAATGACAGACGTAGCTGATGATGTAGACGTACCTGGTCTCAAGTATTTGAAGCCTGTCGCACCTACTGCGTCAGCTACAACTGCTCCAGCTACTGAAGCGCCCCCCATCAATTCTGATTTACAAGATCGTATTTCAAGGCTTAATGACGAATGGAAAACACGCAAAGACCTTAACCCAAAAGGTTTGGATTTGCCAATCACAAGCAAATCACGCACATACGATCAAGAAAAAAAATTATATGATGCTTGGATTGCTAGTGGTAAAAAAGGTAATTTAGTCGCATTTCCTGGTACTAGCAAACACGAAAGCGGAGATGCTTTTGATCTTTTGCCAACTGTTCCTGACGAATTGTTAAGCAAATACGATTTGCACAGACCTTTTGGAGCAAAAGACCCCGTACATGTTGAATTAAAACCTGGTACTGTCACGGCTCAAGCTGATGACATAGATGTGCCTGGACTTAAATATTTAACGCCTCCTAGCACGGTTACAGCACAAAAAACAGCCAAAACAACCCCGTCAATTACTTTGCCAACAACGCAAGAATTGAAAAAAACTGCTGGTGAAACAATATACAACCCTGAATGGTGGGCTAAAGACATTGCGGCAAAAGCTGACGTTGCTTATGGCGGTCTATTGGGCGCTGGACAATTTGTTGCTACACCATTTGCTAAAGCGGCAGATTATTTGACTAATTCTACGGCTGGTACAGACGTATTGAATCGTGTAGCGGATTTTGCTAGTCATCCTGTTGGTAAAGCAATGGGCATCACTAATGACCCCGTATATCAAAAAGAAGTTGCTACAAAAATATTGGGTACGATTGCTCAATATGCTGACAAACCAATCTCATACATAGCTGAACAAACAGGATTACCCAAAGACGAAGTATCTTGGTATGCACAAGCGGCTGGTATCAAATTAGCACCAGTTGTCGGAAAAGCTGTTGCTGAAGGCGCTGGTAAAGTAAAAACTGCGGCTATTGAGGGCGCTGAAAATGTTGGCAAAGCTAAAGAACAAGTACAACAACAGTTTAAAACGCTAAAAGAAACAATGAAGCCTGAAGCAAACCCAAATTTGCGTAGCATTGGTGCGGCTGAAGCTGATAAGGTTTCTGTGCGTAAAGCTAATGCTCAAGATTTGTGGGAGCCAATGGACTTAGAAAGAAGTCAGCTGACCAGGGATTTTGGCGATGTAAATTGGGCAAGGGAACACGCAAAAGACCCTGTTGCTGGAAAATTGTTTCGTGATTTGTACGCAGATCAAAACGCTAAAGTTGCTACCAATTTCCAAAAAGCTATTAACAATACGGGCGCTGAATTAACAGGCGTTGAGCGTTCTGAACTTGGTCAAAAAATAAACGATGTTGTTGACACATACAAAAAAGATCGTTATCAAAAAGTTAGTGAAGCCTATAATGCGGCAGATAAAGCTGGTGAAACACTTGAACAAGTTTCATATAAACCTTTGCTTGATTACATCAACAATAAACGTCCAACCGTAAAAAAACAAAATCCTATTCTCAGTACGATTGAAGAAGAATTGGCACACAATGACCCAATTCAAATAAGAGAAGTACTAGACAAAGAAGGAAAAAAAGTACAAGAAGAATATCAAAATGGCACAATCAATTTGCGTCAATTCGAGGATATTCGTAAACTAATTGCTGAAGAAACAGAACAAGGCACATCTAACGGTTTTCATGGCAATCAATTGCGTAAAACCATAGACCAATTGACAGCCAACAAAGGCGGCGAATTATACAAAACAGCACGTAAACTCAACACAGATTACATGACTGAGTTTGAAGACACGCCTACTGTTAAAAACATTACAGCACTCAAAAAAGGCACGGTTGACAGGGTTGTTCCATTAGAACAATTACCCGAAAAATTGTTACTCAGCGCTACAAAAGATCAAGTACAACAAGTGTTTAACACTTTAACTAAAGCTGGACCAGAAGGTCAGCAAATGATAAATGAGCTAAAAGGGGTTTTGGGCGAACATTTGCGTGACCAAACATTCCAAGGCGTTAACAGAGACGTACATGGAAATTATGTACCATCTGCGCCTAAACTTAATGCCGCATTGGAAAAGTTAGACAAAAGCGGAAAATTGGATTTGGTGTTTGGTAAAAAAGATGCTGAACGTTTTAGAACGCTTAATGAAGTTGTACAGGATATTCGTACAGTACCTGAAGGTTCAGTTAACTATTCGGGTACTGCATCTAACCTTAAAACAATGTTGGCTGATATAGCGGGTTCATACGCTTTAACAGGCGTACCAGCACCATTAATTATGGGCGCAAAATATACTGCAAATCAATTTAAAACGCTTAGAGACGTCAATAGGGTCAAAGACTTTATTGATTTTGGAAAAACAAAATAATGGAATGGCAACAACTCATCAACATTGGTGCCTCAACACTGCTAATGGCTCTTGGCTGGTGGTGTCGTCAAATTTGGGATTCAGTACAGGCTCTCAAAAAAGACGTTCAAAAAATTGAAGTTGATTTGCCCACAAATTACGTCAGAAAAGTCGACATTGAACAAAGATTTGACCGTTTGGAAAACATCTTAGACAAGATATTTGACAAGTTAGACAACAAAGCTGACAAATGAGGTGTTTGAATTGACCCGTTTACGCTTATTGCCGCCGCAAGTACGGCTCTCAAACTCGTTAAACAGGGTTGCGAAATGTTCCGTGAGGGTCAAGCGTATGTCAAGGACGTTGTCAAGACGGCTAAAGAAGTACAAGCAATCGGTAATGAAGTTTTGGGGTTTTGGGGTGAAATAAAAGCTATTTTCGGTTTCAAAACAAAAATAACCGAGAAAATTGCAGAAAAACCGCAAAAAACAGATTTAAAACAGTCTAAACGCAAACAAGAATTCGATGCTAATGCTGTTTATTCACAAATTGGGAAAAACATAACGGATTTTTTCAAAGCATACAACGCATTAAAAGATCATATTGCAGAGGAGGAAGAAAAGTCCAAAACTGTGTATGACCCAACAGGAGATCAAACTGAAAAAGCTGTTCAACGTGTGTTAGCGCTAAGTCAGATGGAAACAATGCAAGTAGAACTAAGGGAGTATATGGTGTATCACGTTCCACCAGAACTCAAAGATTTGTACACTCGCATCAATCAGATGATTGGTACTATTCAAAACGAACAGGCGTTGGCTAGACAAGCTCAATTCAAAAAACGGAGACAAATTGAAGCTGAACAAAGAGAGGTTGCTGACAAAATTTGGTTTAGAACGGCATCAACCATTGCGGTAATTTTTGTTTCAATTTACATTATGAGCTTTATGTGGGCACTAAAACAAATGACTGGGGATATGTAATTGTTATTATTTGTTTAGCATTTTTGTTTGTGTTGATATTGCCTGTAATCGGTTTTATGTACATGGACATTAGACAAGAACGAATAATGATTGCATATGATTTGAAAAGAATTGAAAAGTTAAAAAAAGAGCTAGAAAAGCAAAAAGAAACAACAAAGGAGTAAATATGGATTGGTTAAAAGCAATAGCACCTACCATCGCAACAGCTTTGGGTGGACCATTAGGTGGGTTAGCGTATGAAGCAGTCTCTAAAGTGCTTGGAGTGTCTCAGGATGACGCTAAAAAGATGTTAGATGACGGCAAATTGACTGCTGACCAAATAGCGTCAGTCCAGCAAGCTGAAATTGCCCTGAAAGCCAAAGCACAAGAGTTGAATTTGGATTTTGAAAAATTAGCAGTAGAAGACCGTTCAAGCGCTAGAACGATGCAAACTGCAACACATAGTTGGATACCCCCATTTTTAGCATTTGGTATCACAATTGGATTTTTTGGTATTCTTTATGCGCTAATGACGGACAAAGTAACCAAATCAGACGAATTGATGATTATGTTGGGTTCGTTATCAACAGCTTGGACAGGCGTAATAGCGTTTTATTTTGGCAGTTCAGCTGGTAGCCAAGCTAAAGACCAAATGTTACATCAATCAAAATTTGCGAAATTAAAATGATAAATTCAAGATCACTAGATGAACTTTTGCCTGAAGTCAAAAAACGTGTTGAAACATTTATACAATTATGTAAAGACAATAACATTGATTTATTGGTTACTTCTACATATCGTGATAACGAAAGTCAGGAGAAATTGTATGCACAAGGACGAACAGAACCAGGACGAATTGTTACAAACGCTAAAAGCGGTGATTCTTTCCATAATTATCACTGTGCTGTTGACGTTGTTCCTCTCATTTCTGGGAAGCCTGATTGGGACGGAACTCATCCAATATGGCAAACAGTAGGACAGCTGGGGAAACAAGCTGGATTAGATTGGGCTGGTGAATGGCATTCTTTCAAAGAATTGGCTCACTTCCAATACACAGGCGGTTTAACCATCGCTGAACTCAAATCAGGTCAAACAATAGCATAAGGAAATATCATGGCAACAAATTTTAAAATCAGCGGCAAAGAACACAAATCACCAAAATCACACTATGTTGTTTTGCGTGAACATGAAAAAGCAAATGAAAACGAAATTCACAGACTTGCGGACAAATTAAAAAAGCACGAAAGTTTACCCGCAGATAAAGCACATCCTAGGGATCAATCTAGTGCACCTCTGCCCAATATGCGTTAGTTTTCAGACCAACCCCCAGCCCAGCAAATAAAAATTGCACCCGCAATGATCGAGAGCATTCCCAACAGAAAACCGATCAATAAAAATAAAATGGTATCAATCATTTTGGGTGTCCTTTTTTTTAGACATAGGTTCTCCTAGGGTGGATAGTACCAACCAGCTCCATCTACCAGTATTAGTAGACTAAGTGCGCATAACGGATTTATTCATCTTATACACGATACCTAGTTTTCCACCTAAGTTATATCGTGCTTTACCAGTACCTAAATCAAGTCTGGTCACTAAATCAGGGGTGTAGCTGATTAGCGGTGTTTTCTCCCAAGCAATCCATTCAGATTCTCTTCTCCGTGTGGGGTACGGATGCGTCACAAAATAAAAAAGCCACTTAAAAAAGTACCTTGGTCGCACCCTCTTATTCAAGAGGCAAGATACTTCTGTAAGTGGCTTCAACTATTGCGTGCGACGGCAACAACTTAATTATAAGCTAAATTTTTATTTTTTGAACCATTCTGGCTTTAAAAGTTGCAACTGCCATTGTCTCGCCATAGGAATCACCGTCCATTGACTGATTGCCGCCTGAGAAATACCAAGTAATTTAGCAAGTTTGGTCTGCCCACCCGCTAATTTACACAATTCTTTTTTATCCATGCTGTAATTATAAGGGTTCTTATAGTATTTTTACGATAGCAAATCAAAACATAACCCTACGCTTTACTCGGGAATATAAGTTGGCTTATAATTCTTT